CGGTCGGCGCGAACTCGGAACTCGTGCCGGATGGTCGGCCCATCGGGAACAGCCGAGCCCTGCGAGGCAAGGCGCACCACGCCCTCCTCCTCGAAGGTGCGAGGCGTGTCGATCGACACGCCTTCGCTGTCGGGGCGCACGAACCCTCCGTAGTTGCCCAGCGACACCGCCAGGCCCTTGAGCAGGTGCGGGACTGCTGCCAGCACGGCAGCGTGGAACGGGAACGCAGTCATGGGGAGCCTCCTCGGGCTTGGGACCTGCCAGCATCCTAGCCGGTCAGGAGGGCTCCTCGAGTCAGGTCAAGCCGGGTCTTCGGGGAGTCCCGCCAGCGGGTCGTCGTCGAAGCCCCACTCGTCGAACTCGTCCTCGAAGGTGTCGAGCACCCAGGCCGTCACGCGGTCGTCCTCGTACACCCGCTCCATGATCTCCCGGCTCCCTCCGCCGGGAGTGATGTTGGGCTGGCGGTTCTCCCACGGGAAGTCGCCCGGGTCGTAGGCCACGTGCAGGTCCAGCATCATGTCCGAGAAGCTCTGCGCCAGCGTCTCGAAGCTCAACTCGAAGTCGATCTGCGGACCAGCCATCTCCTGCACGGTGAACCGGCAGTGGGTGGGCAGGTACTTGCGCAGGTACGAGAAGGGCTCGACTCCGTTCGCTCTGCCCTTGATGGCCCACATGCTCGCCATGCGCTCGAAGGGCGTGCGGAGACTCGTCGCCACCTGGTAGCCGGAGTCGATCAAGTCCTGCGCGAGCTTCGCTTCCAGCCCGAAGGGCGAGTGCATGGAGCCGATCGCGTGCCACTGGTTCTGCCAGCCGCGCTCGCCGGGCTTGAGGTTCGTCACCCGATTCGTGTGGATCCAGGGCCGCAGCGCCTCAGTGATCGAGCTTCCGCCCGTCTTGGGCACGTGAGCGAACAGGAGCTTGAGCTTGTGACTGACGATCATCGCTTGCGGGGTCGGAGGCTGATGCTGTCGAAGACGATCTCGATGCCGCGCCGAGCAGCTTCGACGAACTCCTCGGCTTGGGCAGGGAAGATGATGCCGGGCTGGTCCTGCTGAATCCTACGCCTGGTCTTCTCGAGGAGCTTCATGCCCAACGGGTTCTCACCGATGGGCTTGGCGGGAACGCCTACCACCTTCTCGAAGGGCCGCACGTCTTGAACGACCATCGCTCCCATCCCCACCATGGCATAGGCACCGACGGTCGAGAACTGGTGGGTCGCGCTGTGGATCCCCAGGTTCGCTCCCTCCTGGACGAGCGTGTGCCCGCCGAGCACGGTGTACGGGGACAGCGTGGCGAACGGGCCAACGTGGCAGTCATGCGCCACGTGAGCGCCGTGCATGATGTACGCCCCCTCTTCGATCGAGGTCCCCCACACCCGCTTCTGCTCGTAGCTGACGGGCAGCCCGCGCTGAACCACCACGTTCTCGCGCAGGGTCACGTCCTTGCCGATCACCACCCAGGACTCGTTCGGATCGGTGTAGTCCTCGGGGCGCTGTCCGATCTCCCGGTGCTCGGGCCACTCCCCGATGATGCAGCCCGAGCTGATCTTCGCGCCCGCATGGATCGCAACACGCCCGAAGATCACGGCGTTCGGCCCGATCATCACTCCCGGCCCGATGCGAGCATCGGGAGCCACCACCGCGCTGGGGTGGATGGAGGGGGCGTCCTTCACCGCACCCACTCCTGGTAGACGGGGTGGCCCGAGTCGATCTCCCACGGCTTCGGGCGTCCGTGGAAGTACACGACCGTCGCGCGGGGAGGGATGGCGCCGCTTTCCGCGAGGCGCTTGCCCTTGTAGCTGACGAGCTTCTCCATGGAAGCCTCGAGCATGGTCCAGTTGTTCAGGCGCCAGAGGTGCTGGAGCAGGACCATCTCCGAGGGCTTGCCGAACAGCCGGTGCGGGTACTCGACCTCGCTGGCAGCGCGCAGGTGCTCCGACCAGGCCAGGTGCGCTCCGATCATGTCGAAGGTCACCACAGCATCGCACGGGACATCTGAGTCGTAGGGGTCCACGGGCAGACCTACGGGCGAATCTGCCCACTCCCACAGCCAGTCCGAGTTGCGAACGAACACGGTGTCCAGTCCCACGACGACGCCGCGCGCGAACTTCGCTCCGATGTAACGCTCGAACAGGTCGGGGCGGAAGACCTCCATCACGTTGGTCCAGCCCCCGCACCCGTAGCCCTCGTACTTCTCAGCCGCGCAGGTGCCGAGAATGCCCTCGTACTGCTCGAGCTGCGCGGCGTCTCGGATCGCTTCGTTCACGGCATCGAAGTAATGCTCGTCGGTGAGCACCACCAGCCTCGCGTCGCTCACATGTCGCTTCATCCCGCGCCAGAGTCGCAACACATCAGCAGGCCCGTAGGCGTTCTCGGAGAAGGCGGGCAAGCCCTCGCCCTTCCACAGGTTGCAGAACAAGGTCTTCATGGGCGCAGTCTACGCCTTCGACTGCGTTCGGACGGGGACTTTCGGAAGCGGCCACCTGTGAGGCTCGCGCAAGGCCCGCACCTCGCAACGGCCATCGAGTCCGTGGCGACGGACCCACTCGAGCGCGGCGTCCACACCATCGAACGGGCCGACGAGCACTCCTGACTCATCGACCCGCACGACCATCTTGGGCTTGGGAAGGCTCACTGCGGCGGGGGAAGGTCTTCGGGGTACGTGCCGCCCTGGAACGGGGGCTTCATCGGATCGTCCCCGGTGGGCAGGCGTCCGAACTCGGGCTTCCCGGCGATGTGCCACAGCAACGCACGGCAGTCCGCGAGGATGCGGACCTGCTCGCGCCCGTACTTCGACGCGATGGCGCGGAGGCCCAACTCGTTCTTGGACTCCAGGGATTCGATGGCTTCCAACAGGGCGATCAGATTGCTTTCGGTGAGACTCACTTGGATCTACAGGGTTCGTGGTTGTCGAAGACCAACCAGTAGAGCAGGAGCAACAGCGCAACGCCCACCAGGTCTTCGGGGAGGATCACTCTACCGGATTCCCGGCAGCCTGGCGAAGGGCCTTGGAAGCGGCCTTCGCCGCCAAGTTGCTGTGCTCGACCACGGTGTCCAGACGGAGCGCCAGCGCCTCGAGGGCGCTCTCGAGCTTCTCAGCATCGCGGCGCAGCCTGGTGTCGGGAGTGTCGGGGATCTTCACCTCCTTCAACTGCTCCACGATCTCGGCCAGGAAGCTCGCCTGCTCGTCCAGAACGGTGCGCCGACCGGCGCACCTGTCGGCGTGCTTCTCGAGGGCGACCTGCTTGAGCAGCCTCGAAGCCTCGAGGGACGACAACGACAGCGCGTTCCTCGGGTTGGCGTCCGACCGCTCGACGGCAACACGCGCCCACCCGAGAATGTCCTGCTCCTCGACCTTCTTCCGCAGCGCACGGGTCTTCGTCGCCTCGAGCTTGTCCAGCAGCTTGATGATCTTCTCCTCGGGGATGGAGTCGAGCACGAGCACCAGACGCTCCATGTCCTCCTCGTTGCGGGAGACGGGGCCACGAACGCGGTGAGCCGTGCCCGAGATCTTCGCCTTCTCCTCGATCTCGACCTTCGAGTCCACCTCGACTTCGGTCTGCTTCTGCTCCTGCCTGCGGCGCGCCTCGATCTCCAACCTGACGGCCTTGAGCCGCAGGTCGTTGGCTTCCTCCATCAACTCGTTGGGAGTCAACTCCCACTGCGCTTCGTCTTCCATGATCAGTCGTCTCCGTACAGCGTCGGCCCGGTCCGGCGCTTCTTTCGGGTGCTCGTCGAAGCCGGGGCCTCGAACTCGTCGGGGTGGGTGTAGATGTACCGGGCATCCTCCTCGTACTCGTCGGGCAGGTCGTCGGGCTCGTTCTCGAGCTTGATGCACTCCTTGAAGAAGTGATCGAAGCCCCTGCCCATCCGCTTGCCTCGACGGGTGTGCTTGTCGAGGGCGTAGTCGGGGATGTCTCGCTCCTCGAGCCCTCCGCCGTAGGCCACGCAGATCGCGTGGTCCACGATTCGCGACTTCTTCGCACGCGCCAACAGCAGGACCGCGTGGATGAACTGGAGCCGCTCGGGCTTGTGCTTGTCGTTCTTGGCCTTGAAGTCGAGCCAGGTCTGGTGCAGGGCTCGAATCGTCGCGGGCAGGTGGGGCTCGGCCAAGCCGATGTCCTCGGACACCATGACGAGCATTCGCTTCCACACGTACTGGGCTCGGCCCGAGAGGTCCAGCTCGACTGCCCAGTAGAGCGCGTCTTCCTCCTCGCCCCTGCGGATCGACTTCTGGAACGCGGAGCTGACCTCGAAGAAGTCATAGCCCCGAACGGTGCTCACCTGCGGTCGTGCGTCCATGCGCTTCTCCTACGCTGCGCGAGGGCTCGAGCCGCAGAGATCGCGGACCCGAGCCCCGAGCGCGCCTGCGATCAGACGGCCACCTGGTAGCGCATCATGCCACGGCACTCGCCGCACTCGAGGCCGCGGTCGCGGGCCAGCCAGCGCGGGACCGTGTAGGTGTCGCCGTCGATCTCGACCTGCGACTTGGGCAGCCAGACGGTGCGCTCGAACTCCACGAAGCCCGGACCGATCGGGTCGGGCTCGATCATCCTGGCGCGGACCAGGACGGCGCGCTGGGTTTCACGGACTTGCGTAGCCTTGAAGGTGAGGGGCTTCTTCATGGACATACCGTGCCGAACCTGAACGGCAGCAGTCGAGCATGATTCCCTGGAAAATGAAGCGGGGGCCGAAGCCCCCGCTGTTTGACTCACTCGTCGCCGCTCACTTGTTGAAGGGCGACTTGAAGGTCCGCTGCCCCGGGTGTCGAACACCCGTCAGGGGCGTCGGCGCCTTCGGGATGATCACCTTCGTCCCGAACGCCTTGCGGAGCATCTCGTTCCCGCGCTTCTCCACGTCGATCGTCCGGTGCTGCGAGCAGCCTCCCTTGCCCTTGAAGGTGTCCTTGAACTTGAAGGCGTAGCGCCGGTCCACCCAGATCTTCCGGTGGTAGTGCGCGTTCAGGCCCGCTGCCCAGAAGTCCTCGATCGTGTTGATCTCCTTCGGGAAGTGGATCCGGCTGCCCGCGCAGAGGCCGATGCTTCCGCCCAGCACGTAGCCCGTGACCTTGAAAGGGTTCTGGGGCCCGTACATCCGGGGGTCCGACGACTGGAAGAACCCCCAGAGGTAGACGCCCAGGTCCTTCGCCTCGGTGTACAGCCGATCGAGCATGGCTCGAGCGCGCTTCGGGCTGATCTTGCTGGCCTCGGTGCTGCCAGCCTCGTGCGTCATGTCGTAGAGGGCGACTGCATCGTCGTCGAGCATGAACACGTCCCCGAACTCCTCGTAGATCCACTGCCTCTTGGCACTCAGCCCGACGACGCTGTCGGGGTGGACGCTGTACTCAGCATCGGGGTAGGTCTCCTTGTACAGCGGGAGCTGGGACTCGGCTACGCACAGGATGATGTCGTCGATCGCATCGAAGGTCAGCACCTTCTTCGACCGCCCGTGAGTCGGGACTACGCAGGGCACGTGCATCACTCCACCTCCTCGATGTCGTCCTCGTCCTCGTCGTTCTGGGCGCCGAGCGCGCCCAGGCGGGTCTCGGCCTGGAGCCTCGAGACCGTCACCACTCGGCTGATCCCGATCTTGCTGTTCTTGTAGCTCTGCTCCTTCTGGAGCCCGAAGGTGGTCTCGAGCCAGGCGCAGTCCACCTCCGACTCGGCCACGATCACCACGTAGCCGTACTTCTCGTTCATCCGGGGGACGATCGGGTAGGTGGGGCCGTCGTCGTCCTCCACCTCCTTCGTGGCCTTCTGGAGCTGCTCGAGCAGATCGTCGGTGACGCCGGGGATGTCCGTACCGACCTCGTCCATCAGGGACTTGAGGACGGCCTCGTCCCACGTCGCCAGGTCGCCGGTCGCGTTGTCCGCGATGGCTCGCCGGATGCTCTGCTCGTCGTCGTCGTCCACGAACACGACGGCGATCTCGTCCCAGCCGATCGACTTCGCCGCCTTGACCATGTGGTTCCCGGCGATGATCTTGTTCGTCCCGCGCTGCACCACAGCGGGGCGGTGCTGGCCGAACTCCTGGAGGGACTCAGCGATCGGGCCGATGCTGCCCTTCCTCGCGTTGCGGCTGTCGAGCTTGAGGTCGTCGATCGGGACCGTCTCGACTTCCATCGCCGCGCCCTTCGTGACCCGGCGCTTGCGCTTCTTGGTGACCATGGTGTTGCTTTTCCTCGGATGCTGGGGTTCAGGTGTCCATGCGGCGAGCCGCTTCGATGCGCGCCCTGTCGCGCGCCTTGCGGATGCGCTCGAGGACCTTGGGCTTCGCCTGCTTGTAGAAGCGAGCCACGAACACATGGGCTTGGGGCTCGGACTTCACACTCGGCCAGGCGGAGTCCTGCATGGCGAGCATCATGGCCTCGGGGTGGAGCAGGAACTTGACGGTCGCTGCTTCGTTCTGCGGGAGAAGGTCCTCGGGCTCGAGGATCACTTCGACTCCGCCGTCGGGGTGCGGTTGGTCGCTCATGCCTCTAGGTGTACCACACCAGGGGCAGGATCCATCGGGATCGAGAGCGCCAACCTGGACGCGAAGCTCCTCGAGCAACTCGCGCAGGCAATCCGCGTGTCCTTCGTAGCCCGCGCCGTCGAGAAGATCGACGACTTCCGCAACAGGCCCAAGGAACAGCCCGGGGTACTTCATTCGGAGTGGATCCAGAGTCGGAGGGCGAGTTGGGCGTACCTTCGGGATTGCTCGTACTCGCCTTTGTCGAGGAACTGCTCGCGGATCTGGTGGGCTTGCGACCAAGCCCTCACCAGCAGCGCGGCGAACGAGGGGGTGATCTCGATGCCCGCGATGCTGCCATCCTTCGTCAGAACGAAGAGCCTGTTGCCCGTGCCCGCACCTGAATCGAAGATGAAGCGGGTGATGCCTACGACATGCTTCGCCGTGCTGTAGGAGCCGACAGCGTCGCAACTGACCGCGCCGATCTCCAGCGTGATCTTCTTGGGCCGTCCACGGCTCGCACCGGGATCGAAGAACTGCCACAGCTCGCGAGCGCAGACCGTGATCTTCTGCGAGCTGGGTCCGATGTAGAAGTCCACCAGGTGCTTGCCCGTGGCGTCATGCTCCATGGTGACGGTACGGAGAAGCCGGAACTCGTCGTCGAGCTTGTTCATGCCTGCGTGCTGGTGCTGGTGACGGTGTCCTTGAGGTCTTCCTCGACCTCGACGCGCGGGTGCCCGATGGCTGCGGCGAAGGCGAACATCTGGCCCTTGTAGAACGCCGCTGCGACCTCCCGACCTTCCCTCGAGGCCCGGCGCCGACCTTCACGCGCCTCGTGGTAGCGGCCCCACAGCTTGTCGGGGCTGAGGCGGAAGTCGGGTCGGTCGCTCACAGGAAGGTGGGGTCAGGGGTCTCGTCGTCGTCGCTCCACAGCGTCGAAGCACCAGCATCTACGCCGCCCGGCTCGTCTTCCTTCTTGAAGTCGCGGTCCCGCCTGTCCAGTAGCCAGCGCAGCGTCCGCATGTCTCCGTTCCGCGCTTCACTCACGGCTGCTCGGCGCAGGCTTTGAAGCGCCGTCTGCCTCCATGAATCAACCTGTTCCCTCAGACCTCGATATTCATTCAGCCAAGCATGAAAGGTCGTGTGCTTGACTCCGATGATCTTCGCGATCGTCCTGTAGCTCGGGTTCGCTTCCAACATGCAGATCGTCTCGATCTGCTTGAGCACGGGTCCCGTCAACTTGCTGGGACGCCCGAGTCCGGGCAGCTTTCGGGCCAGCTCGACCTTCGGAAGCTCGCGCCAAGGCTCCTTCTTCCCGCCTGTATCATTCGGCGGTTCCTTCTCTTCCGTGCCCTTCTCGAGCACGCGGCGCTGGCGCTTCTTCGTCATTCCTCGGGTGCGACGGTAGAGGCGTTCGACGGGTTCGACTTTCTGTACGGTCGCTCCCTGTCGGATGCTGGGTCCTTCGAGGTCTACCCTGGAAGGTGCTCCTAGGTCAAGAGCTGGGCTCATGGGGGCGCTCATGGAGGCCCGCCCTGGTCCGCATCATCTGGTAGCAGAAGGCTCCGACGGGGAAGCATCCGAGGCTGCCCGGGTCGTCGGGCCAGTCCTCGTCGTCCGTCCACTCGAGCCCTCCGCCGACCACGTGGATGAACTGGGCTCGATCTGCATCGAGCGGGCGCCCGCAGACATAGCAGGCGTTCATCTCGCCGTGCTTGCTCATCAGGGCGTCGCGCTTCGGGTCGAAGTAGAGCTTGTGCGACTTCATTTCTTCTTGGGGTAGCCGATGTAGCAATCGAGGTCCTGCGCCTTGCGGTAGTCCTCGGGCTTGCCGAGGCCGAGTCTGTCGAGGGCGATCCTTGCAGCTTCGCGCACGGCCAGCGGATCCTTGAGCTTGGACTGCATGATCTCGATGGCGACGCGACCATCGGGGGAGACGCTGTACCTGAGGTCGCGCTCGAGCCTGTGGGCTTCCCGCTCGATGGCGTCCTTGAGCTGTGCGGCGGGGTCTGCCGCTCGTTCAGCTCGTCTCAGGTCCCCGGCAACCTGCGCCGCCAGACGGTAGCACTCGTCCTGCCGGTCGCGCTCGAATGAATCCAGGGCCTCATCTCGGAGCTTCCTGTGGTCGTCGGCCTTCGCCTTCCACCATTCATACCCGCCAAAGGCAATCATTCGATCCTGCTCCCGTTCTTGGTCTTCGTGACGGTGAAGGTCTGGTCGAAGTGGCCGCTGTCGAGCATCCGGTGATCGACGATCCAGACCTGGCGGTCCTCTGCTCGCTCGTCCATGAAGGCGACGAGATCTTCGACTCCTTCGGTGTTCAGGTGGGCCGTGGGCTCGTCCCAAACCTCGAAGTCGGGCGGGCTGGGCATCCGCGAGCGGATGAGGCTGGCGAAGCCGACCGCACAGGCGATGCGGAGGCGTTGCGTCTCGCCGCCGGACCAGGTCTCCCACGGAACGCCTGCGGGGCTCTCGGGGCTGCGGACGATGATCTCGAAGCCTCGGCTGATCGAGCCCGAGGCGGTCTCGCGCTCGACGGTGAACTCGAGCTGCCAGTCCTTGAGGCCCAGCTCCACCAGCGAGCTGTTCACATGGATCTCCAGCTCGTCGAGAGCTTCATCCACGACCCAAAGGCGCAGCTCCTTGAACAGCTTCGGCCAGTCCTCGGCCATGTCCTTGAGGCTCGAGGCGTCGAACATCGCCACCTCGGCTTCCAGCAGCTCGTTCTCGAGATCATCGAGCTTCTGCGGGTCCAGCGCGCTGTGGAACTTCTCGGCCCGCACTTCATCGAGCCTGTCGCACAGCAGGGAAAGCTCGTCGGTGACCCTGCCTTCATCTCTCGAGTGCTGGGCTCGCATGTCCCGCGCCAGCTCGACCTCGCGCTTGGCGTCGCGCAGCGCCGTCTCGTGGCGGATGAGATGATCCTGCACGCGCTTCACTTCATCGCGAGCGGCATCGAGGTCGGCCTTCGCCTTCTTCACCTCGTTGCTCTGGAGGTCGAGCTGCCCGTCCACCTCGTCGAGCGCCTTCTCCAGATGGCTCGTCGGGATCTCCTGCTCGCAGGTGGGGCAGGTGCCGCCCAGGTCGGCCAGCTCGTCGGACCGCTGCTGGAGATCATGCAGCTTGCGCTTCTCGGACTCGAACTCGGCCTTGAGCGTGGCGACCTGCTCGCGGGTGCGGCGCAGGCGGGAGTCGGCGGCGCCGTAGTCCTTCTCGACCCCCTCCTTCACCTCGAGCCCGCGCTGGAGCTTGTCCGTGGCTTCGCGGGACAGGGCTGCGATGCGCTCGCGCTTGTCCTTCAACTCGCGGATCTTGGCGCGGAGCGCCTCCTCCTTCGCGTCGCGCTGGGCCTGCCACTCGTCCCGGGCGGAGCGAGTCGCATCATCCAGCTCACGGAGGCGGGCGATCTCGCGCTCGAGCATCTCGACGCTCGTGCTCGATCGCACCAGGTCGCGGTCGTAGTCATTCACCATCCTCGAGGCGGCCTTCGACGCATCCGACCAGATGCCTAGGTCGAGGATCGAGGTCATCCAGTCGAGGCGCTGCGTGGGGCGCAGGTCCGTGAACATCGTCCCGAACTGGCCCATCAGCACGGCCTGGAGGAAGCGGTCGTAGGACATCGCCACCAGGTCGTCGATGATCTTCTGCTCGACGGGCTCGCCGTTCAGAGTGAGGCTGATCGGCTTGCGCGTGCGGATGATCTCGACCTCGGTGCCGTCCACCTCGAGGGTGAGTGCCACCGAAGTCTTCCCGCCGAACCAGGACTCAGCGTTGCCCGCGCGGAGCCCGCGCGCCGTCTTCTCGTACAAGCACCAGCAGACAGCGTCCCAGAAGGTGCTCTTGCCCGAGCCGTTGGCTCCCAGGTTCGGCTCGAGCTTGTTCTCGCCCCGGATCAGGAAGAGGCCCGCGCGGTCGGGGAACACGAAGGTCTGCCGCTGCGCGAACGAACGGAAGCCCTCGAGGCTGATCTGCTTGATCTTCATTCGAGCACCTACGCTTCGAGCTGATCCAACACGTCCTCGCCAGCGAATCGTTCGCCCTCGGTGAGGCCCCGCGCCTCGCAGAACTGCGCGAGCAGCTCCCGAGGGGTGCGCGTGTCCCGGGCGATCGAAGTCCTGGGGGCGTCCACGAGGCGGCGCTTGCGCTTGCGCTCCTCCAACTCGATCGAGTGAAGGTGCCCGCCCATGTGGGCCACCAGCTCGACGACTTCGTCGCGGCGCTGCTCCCAGTCCGCGAACTCACGTCGAGGGAGCCGGAGCTTCACCTTCACCTGGTCGCCGGGGCCGATGCCCTCGAGGTCGTCGAGGTCGTCGATCACCAGCTTGAGCTTCTGGATGGTCTCGACCGGCTCGGAGGCCCACTCGACGCCATCGCCCTCGTTCCACAGCCCGAGGACACGGCAGTCGTGGTCATCTCCGAACGCGACCGGGTAGGGAGTGCCGACGTACTCGATGCCGCCGAGGGTCTGCGGGACATGGATGTCGCCCGAGAGAACGGGGCACTCGAGCTTCCACTCCTTGAAGTAGGTCGAGCTGATGCCCGCTTGGAGCTTGAAGCCTCCACCAGCGTTGGCGCCGTTGAAGGTCTGGTGGCAGAGGATCAGATCCGGGTCGCTTTCCCGCTCCTCGAGGATCGGATCCCACACGGGCACGGGCTGGCGCGTGTGGGGGAGCGCGAGCACCAGCCCGACATCGGTCTCGATCCACTGGGGCTCGGTGACGAAGTGGACTCCGGGGATCTTGTCCACGAACCCGAAGAACGGCTCGGCCTCGTCGGTGTAGTCGTGGTTCCCCTTCAACACGTAGACCTGGCCACCACAGGCAGCCAGGCCCACGAGCGCGCGGACGATACGGTTCACCAGCACGGAGCTGTGTCCGTCCTTCGCGTCGGTCAAGTCCCCGAGGATCCAGGTGTCCTCACTGGACTTCGAGGTCTTCGCGGTGAGCCAGCGCAGGAAGTCCCACCTGTACTCGTCGCGCTCGCGATCAGTCAGGTGCAGGTCGGTCGTCACGATCATTGGCAACTGTCGGCTTGGGTTCTTCGTCAGCGAGTCGAATCGCCGCCCGGATCCTACGCACGCCCTCGATCCCGAGCACGACGAAGAGGCCGAGGAGCCACCACAGGAAGTCAGGAACGCCTTCGGGCTTCTCTCCGAGGATCGGGTGCGGCGCGGGCTTGTCCGGCTCCTTCTCCTCGCCACCGATGTTCACGGTGGTCGTGCTGGGTCCAGTGGATCCGAGGGCATCCGTGGACTCGTTCTTGGCGATGGTGCGAATCTGATCCTCGTCACGACGAGACTGCTCGAGAACCAACAGCTTCTCGAGGACTTCCGTGGCGCGGAGGGTCGTTCGAGAGGGCAGCGGGGGCTTGCCATACCAGGTGGCCCCGATGCCGATGGCGAACCCTTCGCCGCTCGAGCTGGTGTCGAACGCGAGGGGCTGCACTCCTTCGATCGAGCCGGACTGGTGCGAGAACTCCTGCCGGAAGAACAGGTGCCACTCGTTCGGCTCTGCGGCTGCCAGGGTCCCGCACGAAGCTAGGACGGCCAGCAGGAGGATGATGGCGGGCTTCATGCCCGCCAAGGGTACTCAGCGGTTGTCGCCGTCGCCCTGGAGCTTTCCGCGCTCCTGGCGATCCTTGAGCTTGGCGATGTTCTGGGCCGCCACGTCGCTCAACAGGATTCCCAGGGATGAGCACGTGTCCGACAAGTACCAGAGGACATCGCCAAGCTCCGCCACCATCTGCGCCCGGAACTCGTCGTCGATCTCGCCGCCCTTGTCGCGGATCATCTTCTTGACCTTGCCCGCGACTTCGCCTGCCTCGTTCGTGAGTCCGAGGACCGAGTAGTTGAGTCGAAGCACCCGCTCGAGGTCGGACACTTCGCGGTGGTTCTCGCCGTCGTAGCTGTCGAACTGACCGGCGATCTGGTTGCAGGCATTGTCGGCGGGGAGGGCTGTCTCGGTCGCCCGGACTTGGTAGTCGTTGAAGGATCTGTTCATGCTGAGAGGTGTCGGCGCCCGTACTCCGCGAGCAGGAGCGCATCTGCGGTTGCGTGTGTGATCTTGACGCCCGGCCAGAGCCGTTGCGCCAGGGTCTTCGTGATGTTCTTGTCGCCCTTCGTGCGACACCTGAGCTTGCCCTGCCAGGTGGCGGGAGTCACCAGCTCGAAGCGGAGGCGTGCAGCCACGAGGGCCATCTTCAACTCCCCGAAGGAAGCGCCGAACTTGAAGCTCGAGGCCACGCCCTGCTTGGGCATGGCGTTCACGCGCTCGAGCACGGCGAACGAAGCGCATCCACCGAGCCGCTCGAACACCGACCAGATCTCGAGGTCGGTCATGTTCTTGAGCGGCCAGGTGAACGCTTCATCTCCGACGACATAGGCGATCGACCCTGACGACCTGCCAGGATCAACACCGACGACGCCGTTCTCCGGCAGCAGGACGCGGGGCTGTCTCACTTCGGCGGGAGGTACTTCCGACGCTTCGGGCGGAACTCCTTCTCGATGTCCTGCCACACCTCGCGCACGGCGTCGCGCACGTTCTCCAGCTCCTCGGCGTACTCGGCTTCGGTGAGTCGATCGCACTTCGACGCGAGCTTCTTCGCATCCTCGAGGGTCATGCCGATCGAGTCGGTGCGCTTGACGCTGACGAGCCAGTCCAAGCACGCCTGGAGGTCCTCGGTGCCGTACTCGAAGATGAGCGGGAACTCGGCCTCACGGAAGGGAGGGGCGATCTTGTTCTTCTTGCAGCGGACGCGGACATTCACGCCCACGGTGCGCTTCACTCCCTTGCGCTGGACCTTGATCTGCCCGAGGTTGGACAGCCAGACCACCTGGGAAGTGTAGAAGTCGAGGGCACGCCCGCCGCTGCGCTTGAGCTTCTCCCCGAAGGCGACGCCGATGGCATCGCGGACCTGCGACACGACGATCAGCGTGATCTGCGACCGCTTGAACTTCTGGATCATGCGGCGGAACAGCTCGGACAGCTTCTTCTGCTTGGACTGCCCGAAGCTGTTCTGGTCGATCTTCCGCTTCTCCTCGTCACGGTCGGACAGGGCATCGAGACTGTCGATGATGTAGAGCGTCTTCTCCTTGCAGTCGAACCGCTCCTCGAGATCCTCGAACACATCCTCGATGGTCGATGCCTCGGGGAACTCGACCGAGTCGAGCGGGAGCCCGAGGGACTCGGCGTACAGCTCGTCGAACGCGGCCTCGGCCTCCATGTACACGACACGGCCATCCGGGTTCGCGGCGATGAAGTTGGCCGCCGCTTCGATCGCCAACAGCGTCTTGCCCGTGGACCTGTCGCCCACGATGTTCGCGACACGGCTGTAGGCCCAGCCTCCACCGAGGACGCAGTCCAACAGGGTGCAGCCGCTCGAGAAGCATGATGTACGAGGCTCCCGAACACCGTAGATGTCTTCACCTTCGGGTTCGGGAGCCTCCGGCTCACCGACGACGCGCCGCTTGCGCGCCTTCTTGCTCGCCTTCTTCGCCATCAGTCGCGACGGCTGCGGCGGCGACGGCCCTTGAGGCCCTTGTCCACCTGGTCGCGGAGGTCGCGACGACGCCCGCGCTTGGGCTCCTCGTCCTCGTCCTCGTCCTCGTCCTCGTCCTCGTCGTCGTCACCACGGGAGCCACGTGCCGAGCGACGACCACGACTGCGCCCACGGCGGCTTCGGGCCGGGGGGTCTTCGTCCTCCCCCTCCTCGGGATCGTCGAGGTCCTCGAGGTCGTCCTCCTCGCCCTCGTCCTCGTCCTCGTCCTCGTCCTCCTCGTCCTCCTCGTCCTCCTCGGCACGACGGCGGCGCCGGGAGCGCGGGGGCGGATCGTCGTCCTCGTCCTCCTCGTCCTCGGGTTCGGAGCGGCGTCGGCGCGAGCGCGGGGGCGGATCGTCGTCCTCGTCCTCGTCCTCGTCGTCGCGCGAACGCGACCGGCGACTCGAGCGGGTCTCGATCTCGTCGTCCCCGCCGTCCTTCTTCGACACGACGCCGCCGAGCACGCGGTCCAGGTAGTCCGCGTCGTAGAAGCGCAGCAGGCTGGGGATCGGGTTCTCCTCGATGAAGTCGAGCCACTCGTCGTACTCGTCGTCATCGTCCGACAGGGGCGTGGACGAGCGGGCGATGGTGACGCCGCTGTACTCGGTCTTCCGGCCCTGGCCCTCGCGGCGGAAGCTGATGTCGAAGCCCTCGTCCGGGTGGTCGAGCGGAAGGATCTCGCCCGTCTCCTCGTCCTCACCGCGAGCCTCCAGCTCGCCGTGGATCTTCTTGAGGGGCATCTTCCAGATCATCGGCCCGTCCTCGGGCGCCTTGCGGTCGATGACCCACACGAGGATCGACTTGACCGGGCGGATCTCGCTGGCCTCGTCCTCGTCACCCTCGTTGTTGAGGCGTTGGCGTTCCTCGCAGATCGGGCAGCGGTCGGCCTTCATCTTGTTGAGGCAGAGGTAGCTGGCCGAGTCGGCGCCGATGCCGTAGTGAATGAAGGCAGTGAAGCCCCAGTGGCGGGGGCCTTCATCGTCGTCCCAAGTCCGGGGCAGGATGCGGATGCGGTTCTTGCCCTCGTGGGGAGTGAACACCTTCACGGTGTCCTTGAAGGGGCTGTCGTACCCGCCCCGACTGGAGGAAGCAGCTCGAGCGTCTTCGCGGCTGTTCTGCCGGTACTCGAACCCTCCCTTCTTGCGCTTGCGCTTGGTCATGTTGCTGATTCCTGTTGATGTTGCTTGGACGCTAGGCGTCGCGGGGGATCCTACGCTCGGCGGCCTACTCGTCGCTCGAGGTTCGGCGGGTTCTGCGCTTGCGGCGCGGGGTCCCGGCGCTGGCTTCCTCGTTCCCGGTGTCGGTCTCGGCGGACTGGGACTCCTCGGAGCGGCGGCGGCGTCGCTCGCGCATCGCCTCCTGGGAACGATCGTCACCGCGCTCGAACTGACCAGCGATGGCAGCGCCCTGGGTCAGGTGCATGTCCACGAGCTTATGCAGCGCGTAGCCACGGGCCTTGACCGACTCGAAGGCGGCCTCCCAGCGGCGGGCCATGCCCATCGCGAGCGCGTAGTTGTCGCGGAGCTTCTGCACCTCCTCGTCCAACTCGACTTCGGCGTTCGCGTCCTTGTCCGTGCCCTTCTCGAGCGTGCGCTTGAAGTGCTTGAACTTCTCGACCTCGAGGCGCTTCAACGCCTCCTTGATCGCGTCCTTCTTGGACATCACCTTCGCGTACTCCATCTGGACATCGAAGACGAGCGAGGGTTGGCCGACCAGCTCGTCGTCGAGACGAGCCCTGTTGATAGCCAGCTCGTCCCGGACTTCGGACGGCTGCGTGATCTGCTTGGACATCATTCCTCGAACAGCTCTGCGAGTGAAACGAGCACCGGCCAGAGCTGGTTGCCGATGCCTTGCGGGTAGGGAGTGCCGAAGGCTGTGAGGATCGCGGCGGCCTGGCGCCACTTCTGCCCTCCAGCAGCCTTCGTGAAGTACGCGAGGACCTGGGCGCGCACGGCGTCCGCTGTGACTTCGCCCTGGAGCTTGAGCACGGTCTTCGCCAGCGCGGGGTAGTCCGAGCCCTTCGCCAACCGGCGGCACAGGTCGATCACCTCGGCGTGGCCTTCTTCGGTGGTGCCCGAGAGCACGCGGCGGGCGTCCTCGAAGTTGAGGCCCTCGACCTGGCCGAGAGCAACGAGCGCCTTGCGCGGGCGCCCCTCCGCGTGCTGGATCACCAGCTCGGTCACCTCGGACTTGACGGTCATCTGCTCGTCGTCGATCACCTGGCACACGATCTCTGCGATGTCGTCATCGGACAACTCGGACAGAATGAACTCCTGGCAGCGCGAGCGGATCGACGCCGGGACACGGCGCAGCTCGCTCGTGCAGAACACCCAGTACACATCGGGCGGAGGCTCCTCCACGACCTTGAGCGCGCTGTTCCACGCCTGCTTCGAGAGCATGTGCGCCTCGTCGATCACGATCACGCGGGTCCGCTTGCCCGACAGAGGCAACAACCTCGTCTTGTCGAGGATGGCCCGCATGTCGTCTACGCCCGTGTTCGTCGCGCCGTCGTACTCGATGTAGTTCGAGCTGTCGCTCGTAGGATCGAGCCCGAGGTGGTCCGCGATCACGCGGGCAAAGGTGGTCTTGCCAAGGCCCGGCTCGCCCGTGAACAGGAACGAGCGCGCGGTGCCCTTGTCGAGAGCCTTCTGCACGGCTGCTGCCACGGCGTCGTGGCCGATCAGCTCATCGAAGGTCTTCGGGCGGTACTTAGTGTGAAGCTCCGTCACTGTAGGTCCTTGCTGGTCCAGGTTCCGATTTCTTCCATGTCGAAGAGGTTAGGTCCGACTTCCACTTCTACGCTGAGAGGGACATTCACCCACGGCGCGTTGAAGTTGAGCTGCTCCTCGACGATCACCGGGACTGCGTACCCCAACTCCGACTCAGGGACGAGGAAGGTGAGGTCGTCGTGGATCTGCAACACGGGGCAGAGGAAGGGGGCTTCCTCCTCGACCGACCTGCGGTAGCACCTCACCATGGCATCTACGCAGATGTCCGAAGCCGCGCACTGAATCGGCGTGTTGATAATCATGTTCCAGGACAGCGGACCCATGCGGCGGCGGCCCGTCAGGCTTCGCACATAGCCGAGACGGTCGTACTTGCGCTTCTGCTCCTGCTGCCACGACTTGATGCCCTTGAAGGTGCGCCAGAACTCCTCGAACAGCGCGCCTGCTGCGTTCTCGTCCTCGAGCCCGATGGTCTCGATGATCGAGCGCAGACTCGAGCCGTAGAAGGACGGGAAGACCCACCCGTTCTTCGCTTGATGTCGCGCAGCCTTCGGCTTCTCCTCGAGCAGCGCAGCAAAGTCGTCGTCGATGCCTGCGAGCTTCTCCGCCCATTCGGTGTGGATGTCGTAGTCCTCACCGATCATGCGAACCCAGGTGGGATCGCGGGACTCCATCGCGAGGACTCGAGCTTCGATCTGGCCCTGGTCCGCAGCGACGAACACCCAGCCCTTCGGGGCCGCGAGCTGCTTGCGGACCTCCTTGTTCTTCCGCTTGGGCCAGTTCTGGTTGTTCGGATCTTCGCTCGAGAGTCGGAAAGTCCTGGTCTTGGACACCGAGTACCGGCAGTGAACGAGCCCATCACTCGAAACATAGGACTCCTCGTGATCCGGGTTGAAGCGCCGCACATAGGTCCCAGCGAGCTTCGACAGACCCCGGTGCTTGAGGATCATGTCCACGATCGGATGATCGTCTCGCGCGGCCTCGATCACGTTCGCTGCCGTGCTGTAGCCCTTGGCCTTCTTCACGCCGGGGATGCGGAGCTGGTCCCCGAGCAGCTTGCCCACGTGGTCGGTCGAGGTGGGACTGAACGCTTCATTCGCTGCCTCCCACTCCTGCACTTCGGGGTCAGCGCGGATCGCGTCCTCGAGCTGCTTGAGCTTCGAGTCGAAGTCCTTCTCCATCTCGCGCCGGATCCCCTGATCGACGGGGACGCCCATGATCTGCGCGTTCACCAGAGCCGGGATGCGCTCCATCTGGAGCCTGTAGCTCATCTCGAGCCCGTCGTCGGCGGCGACATCTCGCTGCAAGTCCGACCACAACAAGCAGGCCAAGCGGGCATCGTAGGCGTTGTAGTCCAGCACCTTGGCTAAAGGCTGCTCCATCAGGCGGGCCACGTACTGCGCTGCCGGGGCCAGGGACTTCGCTGCGAGCCCGAACCGTTCGAGGCACAGGTCATCGAGGGACAAGCCCGCAGCGCCGTCTCCAGGAGGGCCAGGGTTCAGGACATAGCCCGACTGGAGCGAGCACCCGAGGTTCGCTTCGGTGAGCAAGTCCTTCCCGAGGACCATCGCCAGCCACTCGATGTCGAAGGGCAGGTTGTGGAAGACGACCGGCACCTCCGAGTCCAGGAACACCTGCCGGAGCAACTCGATCACGCGCTTGCGATCTACACCCCAGGACTGCTCGGGGTGGTCGAGGGGAATGCTGTAGGTCTTGCTCGGGGTCGAGAAGGCAAGCGAGAGAAGACGGGCGCCTTCATGCCAGAACCGGAATCGGTGCGTCTCGATGTCGCATCCGAGGCAGTCGAAGGATGATCGTTTCCGCGTCTCCTTGCGGAGCTGCTTCACGGCGCGCTGGAGCGCCGAGAGCGAGAGCACGTGCTCGATGCCGTCCTTGACTTCATCCTCCTCGACGAAGACCGGGGGCTCGTCGAGGTCCGCCAACTGGTAGGCGAACTCGATGTCCTTCTGCCACTGCGCGAGCCATTCCTTCCCGCTGACCTTGAAGGGGCGGCCCTCGTAGTTGTCGATGATCCAGCCGGGCTCGAGCAGCGGGACCATCCAGCACTCGTGCTTGCCGAACCTGACGGGATACTTGCGACCACGAGCCATGATGGGCTGGGTGATCCCGTTCGCCCACTTGAGGGCGACCTTGCCGACAGCGATCACCACCTTCGGCTGTGCCTTCTCGATGGACTCGACGACCGAGGGGCGGAAGCACTCCAACTCCTCGGGCTTCGGATCCCGGCCCTTCGGAGGCAGCGTCCGACAGGCGTTGTCGAACATGGTGACGGAACGCCCCCACCTGGGGATCGACTCGCGCAGGAACTCCCCGTCCTCGTCCGAGAAGGGGAAGCCGTTGCGATCATCGACCAGGGTGGGGGCGCCTCCGAGCACATAGACCAACGGGTCCTCGCATCGGTCAGGCTCCATCAGGGGCGTGCGCGCCTTGCGGTTCATGGTCCGCACCCCCTTCGTGCCGAGCTGGTGCAGCGTCTCCACGGACGGCCCGCGTCGAGCCGCCCGCTTCCTGGTCCGCACCTCCTTGGCGTCCTGCCGAGTGAAGAATCCGTCGATCATCAGCCCTTCTTGTGGGCACCTACGCTGACGAGCGAGACCGAGTCCTCGTTCCAGAACACGATCGCCGTTTCCCCGAGGAAGACGCTGAGGGCGTTCTCAAGCCCGAGCACGAAGTCCGAGGACCGAACGGCAAGCGCCGTGTCGGGATGATCGAAGTCTGCCTCGTCTTCGACTCGAACTCGAGCCTCGTCCGTCGAGGAGATCTGAACACGCCCGTCCACGACGACGACATCCACGTTGATCGAGTCAACGGCGCGCAGCACCTTGTCCACGTTCTTCGCGGCGCGCAGCACGTCCTCGTTCAACTCGACGCGAGCTGCGGCCTCGGCTTCCTTCTGCTCGATGAGCTGCTGGAAGTGCTCCGGGGCGCAGTCGGCTGAGGTCCTGGTGAACAGGACCGAGTCGTCCTCGAACGAAGCCGTGATCCAGCCATCTCCGATGTCGAGCGCGGCGATGGGCACCTTCTTCGAGATCGCGAGGAGCTGCTCGACGAAGCGAGCCGACAGGAGAACCTGCGCGGGTGCTTCCGCATCAGCGACAGCGACGATGCTGGTCAGCGCCACGTTGTTCGTGGCGCTCAGAACAGCGTTGTCGTCCACGGTCAGAGTGATGCCGAGCATCCAGGAGTGCAGCGACGGGTTGGTCCCCATGAAGGGCTTCGCACGACCAACGGCATCGACGATGGCGCTGGGCTCGCGGATCTCGACCGAAGACCCGAAGGGCTGCTTGAAGGTCAAGCAGTCCGGCTCGAGCAGCGTCGTCAGGACCCTCGAGCGACCGCACTTGAACTCGATCTGATCACCGACTTCGGAGGCTTCGACCATCAGGCCGTTGCACCCGTTGACCCAGGTCTCGAGCGTCTTGTGCTCGATCCCGCCGACCACGTTCAAGTCGCACGGTGTCTGGATGGCCACCTCGTCGTCATAGGCGACGGCGTACTGACCATCGAAGAACACGGCACCGAACGCGGGGATGGTCGGCTTGGAGGCGACTGCCCCACGAACGCGGTGCAGCACCTCGGCTAGAGCTTGGCGCTCCATGACTTCCCTCCCTGGGTTCAGGACTTGCGGCTGGTGCGCTTCTTCTTCTTCGCGGTGCCCGAGGGCATCTCGAAGCCGTGGATCTCGGTGAGCGCCTCGACGGTCTCGTTCGTGTGGTAGATCGTCGTGGACATCGAGTGTCGCGGGAGGCCGATGCCCGATTCCTCACCGAGGTCGAGCAACTCCTGACGCGACTTGCCGAAGTTGAGGATCACCAGGTCGCGGAAGGCCCGGTGCAGCGAGACCTCGGCGCCCGTGGCGGGCGACTCGACCTTCTTGTGCTTGCGCGTGCCCGTCTTCTTGGCGGCCTTCTTGGCGGCCTTCTTGGCGGCCTTCTTGGCGGTCTTCTTGCTCGCCTTCTTGGCCGTCTTCTTGGCGGCCTTCTTGCGAGCGGGCTTCTCCTCGGGCTCGTCCTCGGGCTCGTCCTCGGGCTCCTCCTCGGGCTCGGACTCCTCCTCGTCGTCCTCGTCGTCCTCCTCGGGCTCGGACTCCTCCTCGTCGTCCTCGTCGTCCTCGGGCTCCTCCTCGGGCTCCTCCTCGGGCTCCTCCTCGGGATCGATCTCCGAACCGTCGAAGTCGGGGACCTCCTCCTTGGCCTCGATCGCGTCAAGCACCGCGTTCGCCGCCTCGTAGGCGTCGTCGCTCATGTCCTGGAGGACCTCCTCGTCGAGGGAGAGGGCCTTCTTGCAGACGCGGGTGACCCACTTGTCCTGGGGCTCCCCGTCCTTGCGCTTGAGACCCGTGAGCTTCACCAGCTCCTTCTCGATCGCTGCGCCCGTCTTCTTCGCCATGACTTTGATGTTGGGTTAGGCCCGGTCCTCGACCGGGCAGGACAGCGCCGCCCAACTCCGCACTCGCGGAGCAAGCGTGCGCCAGGAAACACCGACCACCTCACGCGACAGCCTCTCCATCGAGGGCGCGTGTCCGTTGCCGAAGGCGGTGCGGTAGGCTTCGACGAAGCGGCGCACTTCGGGAGGGGCCTCCTCCAGCGCCAGCTTCATCCAGGTCGGATCATAGCTTTCGTCCGCCTGCTGCGTGCTATCGAAAAGGGCTGTCCCCTCCTCGTCGGCGGGCGGCTGCGTCAGAGGCAGCCGGGCCTTGTAGTGACGGTTGTACCGCATCAGCATCCAGTGGATGCGGTTCTTGAACATGGTCATCGCGGCGCCGTCTCCCCGCTCGGGGTCAGAGGCTTCGAGAGCGAGCCACAGCTCGATCCGAAGCTCCTGCATGATGTCGTCGTCGGAGAGCTGGTAGTCGCTCGCCGCGCGCAACTTGCGGATCTGGCGGCGGCAGAACGCTTGGATGTTCGGGTCGTCGAACTCGATCACAGCGAGCCCTCCTGCACCATGTCGCGCTCCCAGAGGTCGCCGGGCTTGATGTCGTTCATCTGTGTCTGCGTGTGTGCCGGGCCTATTCCCGACGAAACCGATCATCCACAGTGGAGCCGGTCCAGTCCACCAGAAAGGCGGAAAAATGATTCGCCTACAAGAAGCCCCGCAGAGCGCGCCGAAGCTGCTGCTCGGTTGCATCCCCGGGGTCCTTCACACCGTCGATGGGAAGGACGACATCGGGCTTGACGAGGGCGAGCTGTCTCGCCAGCTCGAGGGCCTGCGTCTCCGCTCCACGGTCGAGCATGATCACGGTCTGGCGGGCGAGGCTGCCCATCGCAGCCAGGACTTTGATCTTCTCGGGTCCTACGCTGTTGGACAGGATGGCGCAACCCACGACACCGGGATCATCCGGCATCGTGTCGAGCTTCGTGGTGACGCTGAACGCATCGAAGGGGCCCTCCACGATCACCAGCAGATCATTCTCGGACAAGGGGCGACTTTCATAGCAGAGGTGCTGGATCGCTTCGCCCGAGGGGTAGCTGAGGTACTTCGCTCGAGCAGAGCCGATCGAACGGCCCGACCACCCGGCCAGAAAGCCCTCCTCCCACGAGTAGAGGGGGAAGATGATTCTGTTCCGATCCTTGCCATCGGCTGCCCATCGAAGCCCACCACGAACAGCATCATCCAGCGTGAAGCCGCGCTGCTCCAGGTAGCGCACGAATCGCTTCTGCTTCTTCGACGCCCCGGAGAAGCGGAACCTGTGGTGCTCGTCACGCCAGCGCACCTTCTTCACGGGCGACTCGTCCTCATCGGAGGCGGTCAGCTCCTCGAGCAGGTCCGCAGCGGTCGCGCCCGTCGTGCCTTGCTCCTCCTGCCCCTTCAACAGCTCGTAGGCGCGGTGGAGCGTGCAGCCGGAAAGCGCAACGATCAGCTCCGCCGGGGGCATCCAGTGGGAAGGATCGCGCCAGCACCCACGGATCTTTCCCGTGTCCAGCTCGATCGAGTAGTGGTGCTTCGCATCATCGGCGCAGCGCGGACAGTTGAAGCCGACATGCCCTCGACGCACGTTCGAGGTGGGGCCAACAACATGCTCGACGCCGTTGGCTTGGAGGAAGTGCATCCAATCGAACACGGTCAACTCCTACGGCTGTCGATCAGGCACTCGTGCAGGTCGCGCCCTGTGGTCAGCGACTCCAGGATGCGCTCGGCAACGCCCGCCCGCTTCTTCGGTCGGGCGACGACATCGTAGTAGTAGCACGGCTTCCCTTCACCACCCTCGCGCCGGATGCGAGCTTCCATCTGGCTGCGCTCGATGGTCGAGTCGGGCGACTCTGCGAACACCATGAACCTCGAGGCAGCTTGCAGGTTCACGCCCTTGCTGATCGCGGTGCTCGCCACGAGCACGCGCATCTTGCTGTCCTGGCGGAACTTCTCGAGGTTCGCGAGCTTCTGCTTCTTGGTCAACGCACCGTTCACGATCGTCGCCCGGTGTCCGGCGGCTCGAATCCGCTCGAGCAGCAAGGCGCAGGTAGTCTGGAAGTAGGCGACCACGATCACCTTCTCGCTCGCCGGGATCTTGTTCAACAGATCGAGCACGGCATCCGCGACGGGGTTCTCGGGGAAGGTGATCTCCACCTTCTCGCCATCGTCGGTCCGCGCTCCAAGCCACCCGCTCGACACCATCCGCATCCGGGCGTAGGCGTTGTCCACGAGCTGATGATCGCCGCGCGCCTTCCGAAGCTCGGAGTGGATCGCTTCATAGTAGGGCAGCGCCGCCGAGGGAATCTCGACCGGGACGAGCATCAACTCGTTGCCGATGCCTCCAACAGCGGGAGGAAGGTCCTGGCACTCGGCCTCGCTGTACCGAACCGATCGGTTCGCAAGGCGCCTGGCGAGCTTCTTCTTCATCGCCTGCTTGAAAGCGTACTTCGTCCCGCCGAAGTAGCCCTGCTCCTTGCGGAAGAACGCAGCACGGAACAACCCCAGCGTCTCGCCCAAGGTGTCGCCCTTGTCCACCAGGAAGAACTGACTCCACAGGTCGATCGGGTTCTTGTCGAAGGGGGTGCCCGTCAGCCCGTAGCAGAACTCGATGCGCTTCCGCATCTTGCGGAGGATGCGGAACGCCTTCGTGTTCGCGTTCTTGACCGCTGTGCATTCGTCGAGCACCAGCATCTCGAAGTGGCGCGCGATCTCGTCAGGTTCGATCGTCTTCGCCATCGACACGAGGCCCTGGTAGGTCATGACTGCGATCTCGTCCTCACCGAGCAGCGCAGCAACGCGGCGCTGCCCTGACTGGTCGATGGTCACGACCGAGGCATCGGGAGCGTGCTTGTGCGCTTCTTCCTCCCAAGCTCCGAGGTTCACGATGTTCGGGACGAGCACGAGCATCCGTCGCACCTGTCCAGCCCGGCGGCGGTTGCGGAACAGATCGAGGGAGACCTTCGACTTGCCGCCGCCCATGCCCAGCAAGAACAGGTAGCTCGGGTAGCGCCACCCGAGCAGGACGCAGACCTTCTGCGCTCGACGGGGCTCGGTGTGGAACTCGAGCCCGGCCTTCTCGATGAGACGGTCGAGCTTGCGCTCGCTCATGCGCTTGGCAACGGTCGAGTCGCGCATCGGGCGCTCGAGGAACGCCTGGACTGCCGACTTGGCGATCATCCTTTCAGCCTACGGGGCACCTTGGGCTGGCCCTTCTTGGGCTCGTCGTCATCGGCTCCGTAGGCAGCACCTACGCCGCTCGAGTGGCGAGCGAACTGACCGACCTCGTAGGCTTGGGCGATCAACACCTGGAGCCCGTCCGCATCGGTGCGGTGCTTCGCCAGGTACAGGCGAGCCAGCTTCGCTCGAGCCTCCTCTTCGGTCTGCGACATGGTGATCAGCGTGTCCGCCGTCTCGATCTTGCCCGTCGCGCCTGCGGTGTCCGCTGCTTCCACGCGCTTGGCGCGGAGCGCCGCGTGCTTGACCTGGGTCACGGAGTTGACTGCGATGTGCCGACGCTGGGCGATGGCCCGCACACCTTCCGCGTTCTCGACGAGCGCCTCCCAGCGATCGACGCCCGAGCGCCTGTGCATGATGTCCACATAGTCGATCAACAGCAGGTGGGGGATGAACCGCTCGCGCTCCTCGAGCACGGTCAGGAAGCTGTCCAACTGGTCCACCGAGAGCGATCCATTCGGGAAGCTCTTGAGGATGATCCTGCCTCGCCCCTCGAGCGCCTTGAGCTTGCGGCGCACCAGGGCTTCGGTCTTCGGATCAGCGAGCGCCGGACGGGGCTTCATCCGCATCGTCTTCCGGCGCGAGCCACGGTCTTCCGGGTCCGGCGTCTCGAGAAACCGCTCGTAGGTGACGCCCTCGGGGATGTCTCGCTTCGTCACGCTCAGGAGGCGCTGAATGAGTCGCTGGGACAACTCGGACTCGGACAACTCGAGGGACACGTACAGGACCGATAGCCCGCGCTTGAGCGCCGCAGCGGTGAGCTGGATCAGCCACCACGACTTGCCCTTGCCGGACGGGGCGGCGAACAGCCCGAAGCGGCCCGGGGTCGGCCCGGCGCTGACGCGATCCAACTCCGGGATCCCGGTGGGGTACGCCTCCTCGGGATCGGTCAGGAACCGGAGCGTGGCCTCCAGGTCGTCGATGAAGTGCAGGCCCGCGTCGAAGGTCCCGACACTCGCTTTCAGCGCATCATGAAGGGCCGCTTCGGCGTTCTCCAGCCCAGCTTCATCATCCGAGGTCAGCGATCGGAGCGCCTTCTCGAGCCCGGACTTGACCCGCTGGTAGCGGACGAAGGCGGCAGCCCGCTGGACCACGTACTTCGGGTTCAGGTCTTCGCGAGTGCGCTCGATCGAGTCGAGCAGCCTCGCGAACATAGGCGCCTTCGACTCGGCCCGCTCAGCGGCGGCGTCGAACAGGTCGGGCGTGTGCTCGCCCGGCGCTTGCGCGTGCCTGTGGCGGTAGTCGATGGCCTGCTCCGCGATCTCCCGGTACACCGGGTCGAAGTCGCGGGGCAGGACCATCGCTGCCACCTCGGCACCTGCCTCGGCGTCGTAGCACAGCAGCGCCACGAGCGCCTCCTGAACAGCGGCCTGGAGCTTCACGGAGCGGTGAACCTCGAGCGGACTGCCCGAGCATCGGTGGCTTGGATCAGGACGCCGGGACCGGCTTGGGCGGCGAACACGGCTTCCGCTTCGTCGCGGTCGTCGAACTCGAGCACCTCCCCCTTCTGCGCCATCACGACGAACCACCGGGGCACGGGCTTCTTGTGGACCACGACCTTGGAGGGGCGCGAAGCGCCGGACTGGCCGCCGGGATCGGCGGCCTCGAGACGACCAACGGGCCGGGCGCCGAGGCGCTCCTCGTCGAACTTCGGGAACAGCGTGCCGATGGTCGCGTCCTCATCCGGGATCGCGGACACGAGGTAGAGCTTCGAGGGCTCGTAGCGGGCGGCCTTGAGGAGCACCTGCGCTTCGCTGAGGGTCTCGGTCACGACCTCCACGAAGTCGAGCGGGAAAGGCGACAGGTGCTCGACCAACAGCCGTTCCGAGGGCAGGGGCTTCCACCGGAACCTGATCGGGTCCGGCGCCTGGAGCATGAAGTCGAAAGGGTTCATAGGGTGCTGGGGAGCCAGCCCGCTTGGGCGTAGCCGGGGAACTGGAGATCGACGGCTGCCGTCGCGCTGGCAGCCTGGCGCATCAGCGTCGCCGGGGTCCAGGGAGCATCGAACCCTTCGATCATACGCATCACGCATCTACCTACGACCCGGTACGCCTTGGCCCGCTGCGATTCGTCCTGGATCTTGAAGTGCTCGAGGATCCAGGGGTCCAGAGCTTGCGAGGCTGCACGGAAGCCCGCGTAGGCGCTCATCTTCTTCACCACGGAGAGGGGAGGAAGCACGACTCCCGATTCTTCCCCGAACCGTTGGTAGCCGCGCCACAACAACTCCTCGGGCGTCGAGGGTCGCGAGTCGTCGGCGGCCTCGGTGCCGAGCACCTGGCAGGCCGCCACGACCTTGGCGCGCTCGCTGGAGGTGAGTCCAGGGAGCGCGCCGAGGATGGTCGCCAGGTCCAGGGTCACGCGACCGGGGGCTCGCCAACCTGACGGCGGTACTTCACGGCGAGCTTGCAGGCCGCGCGCCACTGGCGCTCGGTCAGCATCTCGAACTTCTCGAGCTGCTGGTGGAGGCTGTGGCCGAACTCGCAGTCGTACTGCGAGAAGCCGATGCCGTTCTGCTCGCGAGCGTAGTCCTGGTCGGCGGCGACGAGCTGGGCAAGGGCCTGGCGCGCGTGATCCTCGAGGGCGCAGCAGGCCGAGCGGCGCCGGTCGCTCCACTTCATCTCGCGCCCGTCGTGGCGGGACTTGATCTCGGCCATGACCTCGACCTCGCGCTCGGACTTCTTCTGCTCAGCGACGGCGGCGCCGCGCGAGGCCATCTCCTCGGCCAGCGAAGCGGCGCGCAACAGGTTGGCGTCGGGACTCGAGGGCAGGTAGGACTCGTCCACATTCGCAGCTTCGACGCTGCCTTCGATGATCATCTGCTTGTAGGTCAGCAGCTCCACGACCCGCTGGTCCAACTCGTGCGAGGCGATCAGGCGGGTCACGTGGACCGTGTCGGCCTCCTGGCCGATCCGGCAGCAGCGGTCCTCGGCCTGGCTGTTGAGCGCCGGGGTCCAGGCCAGATCCACGAGGATCAGGTGGTGCGCGTGGGTCAGGGTGACGCCGACGCCCATCGCGCCGATGGTCCCGGCGAGCCCTTTCAGCTTGCCAGCCTGGAAGTCCTCGACGATGCGACCGCGCTCGTCGGTCGAGGTGTCTCCCGTGATCGTCGCCCAGCCCTCGCGCTTGCCGAGGGCATCGACCGGGGTGCGGTGCGCCGAGAACACGACGACGGGAACGCCTTGGGCCTCGTACTCCTCGACGAGCTGGATCGCTGCCGGGGTCTTCGCGGCGGCCAGGGCGCTGCGAACCTTCGCCATCATCTCGAAGGGCACGTCCTTCAACTCGAGCGCCTCGACCGAGGACAGATCGACGCCGCGCTCCTCCATGGCTTCGAGCACCTCGTCGCACAGGCGCACGACTTCGGCGGACAGGCCGTTGACCATCGTGTCGGTCCGCATCTTCGGGGGCAGCTCGCGGAGCACCTCGGAACGGTTCCGGCGCAGGATCACACGGCGGAGGCGGTCCGGCACCTCGGCGTCCGGCGAGCCCCAGTCGTAGCCGTAGCGGGACTTGGCACCACGGAACAGCCGGACGAAGTCCTGCCAGCCCGAGAAGGCTTCGTGAGCCACGCCCGCGATCGAAAGGAGCTGCCACAGCTCGGGCGGACGGTTCAGCAACGGGGTCCCCGTGAGCAGCCAGACGGAGCCTTCGGAGGCTCGCACGAACTCGGCCAGCTCCTCGAACTTCATGGTCCGCTGGGCCTTCGCGTTCTTGGCGCAATGCGCCTCGTCAGCGATCAGGGTGACGCCGCCGGGCGCCATGGGCAGGTCCAGGTCAACGGTGCGGACCTGCTTGCCGTCAGCATCGACGCCATCGACCAGCTCGCCGGGCAGCGACGACCAGGTGACCACGATCACCTCGCCCTCCACGGGCCAGCGGAAGGTGCGCTTGCTGGCGACCTGGGTGGCGCGCAGGTCGGGGCGCCACCGCTTGATCTCCTGCATCCAGTTGTACTTGACCGCGTTCGGCACCACCACGATCGCACGCGCCTTGCGGGGCAGCGCCACGAGCGCCTGGACCGTCTTGCCGAGGCCCATCTCGTCGGTCAACAGCGCGCCCTTGCGGGGCGCGAGCCACTGGACGCCGGTCTCCTGGTACTTGAACAGCGAGAGCCCGCGCGCCTCGAGGTCGGCGCGAGCAGCCTCGAGCGCGGCGGTGCCGGACTCGGACAGCTCGACGGCGGCGTCGGCCTCGGAGCGCAGCGCGTCCACGATCGACGGGTCCACCTGGCAGTCCAGGCCCGCGTCCTTGAAGGACTGCAACAGGTCTGCGACCTGCGACAGCGGCGCACGGTTGATCCGCTCGGCGGGGATGAACTTCGCGCCGTTCTGGTAGCAGGCGTCGCGGTACAGCGGGAACTTGTCGCGCCCGAGGAAGCTCACCGGCTTCATCGTGACGCTCGTTCCCTCGGGGTCCAGCTTGATCTCGATCATCTTCTTCTCCTGTGCTTGTCGCGTGTT